GCCTGCAGGCAAAACAAAGCCGTCAGTCAGGCCCCCGACAACACGTTCCCTCGCCGACAGGTCAAGGAACGCAACCTTAAACGAAAACTGAATAGGAAAGTAAGGAAGTACGAAAAATGAAAGTGTTCGCTGTACACGATTCTAAACTGGGAGCGTTCCTGCTCCCCTTCTATCAACTCAATTCCGGTATGGCCGTCCGTGAGTTCACGGACGCTCTTAAAAATCCGAAATCCCGCTTCGGGATGCATCCCGAAGATTATTGCCTCTATGAAATTGGGGAATTCGATGACGAGAAAGGTACTTTCTCGAATAAAATTCCTCCCGTTTCTCTGGGCTATGCCTTAGACTTTATGTCTTCACAACCTGCCGGGGGAAATAATCAATGAAATCCGTAATGTCGCATAACTTCTCGCGAATTCCACAAGCGAATATCCCGAGGAGTTCCTTCGACCGCAGCCATTCCATTAAAACCGCGTTCAACTCGGGATATCTCGTCCCAATCTTCGTCGATGAAGCTCTGCCTGGAGATGACATCAACCTTCGCATGACGTGCTTTGGCCGTCTTGCCCCGGCAGTCGTCCCGGTCATGGACAACGTCTACCTTGACACGTTCTTCTTCGCCGTGCCCTATCGCCTCGTCTGGGAAAATTGGGCCCGCTTCAATGGCGAGCAAGATGACCCCGACGATACGACGGACTTCGAAATTCCTTACATGGACGCTCCGGCGTCCACGGGCCACCTGATCGGATCCCTTAGTGACTATCTCACTGTCCCGACGGGTATCGCTGATCTCCGTCACTCGTGTCTCTGGCATCGCGCCTACACCCTAATTTGGAACCTGTGGATCAGGGACCAAAACATGCAGGACTCAATCCCCATCGACTTAGGCGATGGCCCGGATCTTCCCAGCGAACACACCCTTCTCCGCCGTGGTAAGCGGCACGACTATTTCACGTCGTGCCTCCCTTGGGCGCAGAAAGGTCCCGCTCTGGAACTCCCTGTCTCTGGCACGGCCCCAGTCGTTTACGGCTGGGACGACTCTGCGGTTCCCCAGTGGATTAAAACATCCACGGGAGATCCGCTCACTGGCAGCATCGCTGCCTCTGCATCGCCTGTCGGCCGCAACGAAGCGGGTACGGAACCCGCGCAGTATGATCCGGATGGTACGCTTAGCGTAAACCTTTCCGCCGGCAACATCGGGACGATCAACGCCCTCCGACAATCTGTAGCTATTCAAACACTTTACGAGCAGGATGCGAGGGGCGGCACTAGGCTCCAGGAAGTCGTAAAAAGTCACTTCGGAGTTACCGGAGACGACGCACGCCTTCAACGCCCTGAGTACCTAGGGGGCGGACGTGTCAACGTTAACTTCCATCCAATCGCGCAAACTTCGGAAACGACTGGAGGCTCTCCGCAAGGCAACCTCGCAGCTACTGGAGTCGTGTCAGGAGGCGCTGGAGGCTTTACCAAAGGATTCACCGAGCACTGCCTCCTCCTCGGACTTGCGTGTGTGTCCGCTGACCTTAACTATCAGCAAGGACTTAATCGGATGTTCTCCAGAAGTACCCGTTGGGACTTCTATTGGCCGTTGCTCGGCGGTATCGGCGAGCAGGCCGTTCTCAACAAGGAAATCTACGCGCAAGGCCCCGCCGTGACTGATGGTCCCGACATTGTCGACGACCAGGTCTTCGGCTACCAGGAGCGCTATGCGGAATACCGCTACAAACCATCCGTGATCACCGGCAAACTTCGGTCCACGGCTACTGGGTCACTCGATGTGTGGCATCTCGCGGAAGACTTCTCGGCATTGCCCGAACTCGACGCTGCCTTCATCGAGACCAATCCGCCACTGGACCGCGTCCTCGCCGTGGACGACGAACCTCAGTTCATATTCGACGCGTACTTCCGCATGAAACACGCGCGTCCTATGCCTACCTATAGCGTCCCTGGCGTGGGCCTCCGGTTATGATGGGTAATCCCTACGGCAACGATTACGGCACGGGTCCCCGTGACCTATTCCTCCCCGCAGCGGTCGGCGCTGCGGGGAGTGTAATCGGTGGCATAATCAATTCGGCCTCTCAAAATGAGGCCAACTCCACAAACGAGCGGATCGCCGATAAGGCGACCGCATTCAACGCCCGTGAGGGCGAAAAAACTCGGGCCTTCAATTCCGCAGAGGCCCGTATTAACCGCAACTTCCAACAGGAAATGTCCAATAGCGCGTACCAACGCGCGATGAAGGACATGCGAGCCGCGGGCTTAAACCCGCTGCTCGCTATCTCTCAAGGCGGGGCGGGGACCCCTTCCGGGGCAACGGCCAGCGGCTCCGCCGCGACCGCCGCCACGACGAAAGTCGACTCCACCCGTCCTGGCGATGCCATTACCAATGGCGCAAATTCCGCCATGGACGCACTCCGCCTCCAGAAGGACATGGAGTCAGCAGACTCCCAGATAAAACTTAACCGCGCTTCGGAAGCAGTTCGGAACACGGAAACGCTCCTTAACACCGCGAACGCGGGTCGAGCGATGAAGTCAGAGCGAGCTCAAGAACTTGCGAACGAAGCTGCCCAAACAAATCTCGATGCCGTCAAAGTGGAAGCGGAAACGCGACACCGGCGAGCCATCATGGACCAAGAAAACCAACGTAGCGACGATCTTAACCGTCGCATCAACGAACGACTCGGCACCGTAAATAAAGCGCTGGATGCCGGTACGGGCGGGAAAGCATTCCCGCGCTTCCGTCGCGACAGTCAGCACTTCACTAAAGACAAAACCGGTGCCGTTATCGAGCATTCAACAGGAGAAGTCTATGAACCCTACAACTACTAAAACTTCGACGTCTAAATTTCGCACCCGTTTCGAAAGGAAACGGGTTATCGCGAAACAACAACCAAAGGGCCAAAAGGGCCGTACACATCAAGAATTCAAAGATGGCGCGGACATCAACAAAATCATGAGCCGTTACAAAAAAACTGGACTACTACCCTTAATAAAACAGCAACCAAAATACGGCGACTTCTCAGACGTTCCGTCCTACGTCCAAGCCCTTCAAATCCAAAATACGGCCCACACTCAATTCATGGCCCTCTCAGCGCGCGTTCGAGCGCGCTTCTCAAACGATCCCAAGCTCTTCTTGGAATTCGTTAATAACCCCGCCAATGCACGCGAGATGGTCGAGCTTGGCTTGGCTACCCTAGTGCCTCCGAAAGAGGCACCTGCGCCTGTAAAGGCGAAAACGAAAGGCAAGGAATCGACGCCTGCCCCTAAAGAGGACGCACCGGAGTAATCTCCGGGGCGTAAACAGACCAGTTTATCACTAGATACAACTGGTCTAACTGACAGCGCAGCTGTCAAACAAGGAGCGCCTATGAATGACATCCCAAATACCCTACTGAAAATTGTCCTCACAATTTTCGGAATCTTCTTCCTGCGCTCCGCTAATAAAATCGAGGAACACGCAGCAAACCTTTCAAAAAACACCGCCCGGATGGCCGGGCTGGTCACTCTACCCGAGGTAAAACGATGAAACGCCGCCCAATGTCCCGTGGAAAATCAAAACGTCAGTTCTCCCGCAGAGCGGGTAAGACTCACCGCAAAAACCTGGCCGTAGGGCCAATGCGCGGCGGAATTCGTCTCTAAATAAAAGAGGGTCAGAACAATGCCGTGTTCCAACCCCCTTCGAGGATTCCAATCGAAGATTAGGAATCCCAACGGGAAGCGTAGCACCGTATTTCGCCGGTCGGAAGGTCTAGTAGACCGTCCGCGCGAAGTACCATGTGGCCAATGCATGAAATGCAGGGTCACGTACACTCAAAAATGGGCGACCCGAATGGGTCACGAGCAGGCCATGCACGAGGACAACTCGTTCATCACCCTTACCTACGATCCCGAGCACCTACCCCCCCTAGGAACACTCGTCAAAAAAGACTTCCAGGACTTCATGAAGCGGTTACGCGAATCCGACGAGTTCAACGGGCGGGAAATCCTCTACTATCACTGCGGTGAATACGGGGATGAACTAGGTCGACCGCACTACCATGCTTGCCTATTTAACGTGGACTTCCCCGATAAAAAACACCACCATGATGAGGGGGATAACCCCCTCTACACGTCGGAGATACTATCGAGACTATGGGGAAAAGGCTTCTGCACGATAGGGGATGTCACCTACGAGTCTGCAAGCTATGTGGCCAGCTATATCACCAAACGCGTCTCACCGAAGCAGGACGACTGGCACTACAAAGTTGTCGGGCCCGACGGGGCCTTTCTCGACGGCGAACTTCTACCCGAGTATGCGACCATGTCGAAACGTCGTGGAATTGGAAAAACCTTTTACGAAAAATTTAAACACGACTGGTTCGCGCGTGACTTTCTCATAGTGCGTGGTAAAAAAATGCCGATTCCAAAGTACTACGACAAGCTCTATGAGAAAGAGCACCCCGTCGAGTACTCACGAATAAAAGCCTGCAGGCAAAACAAAGCCGTCAGTCAGGCCCCCGACAACACGTTCCCTCGCCGACAGGTCAAGGAACGCAACCTTAAACGAAAACTGAATAGGAAAGTAAGGAAGTACGAAAAATGAA